CTACTTCAGATCTAGGAGGAATGACAAGTGAACTTCTCGATAACTATGAAGAAGGCACTTGGACTCCAGCAATTAATGGAGGGTTTACTGTTGGTTATAGTTCATATAATGCAGGTACTTATATAAGAGTAGGTCGTATATGTTACTACCAAGCTTATGTACGTGTTGATACAGTTAGTGGAAGTAGTGGTGAATCTTATGGAAAGGTAAAAGGTCTTCCTTATGCGTGTAAATCAGATGGTATTATTGCAGCCAATGCAGTTATGGGTTGGTTCTATGATATGGTCAATCCTCTTCATTATGCATATCATGAAGATAATACGACTGATATAACTATATTAGGATATACCACTAATGGTGATAGAAATCATCTTAGTCCTGCTCAAGTATGGCAAGACGGTGCAAGATTATCTATTTCTGGTTGTTATGAAGTAGATTGATACTAGACCATTCTATGTCTATAGAATGATACCTAAAACTGTTTAATTCGGAGAATTATCCTAATGGCTTTAACAAAAACAACAGAAGAAGATAAGATCGAAGTAGTCGGTCAATACAAAGCAGTTCAAGTAAGAACAGCTACAGTAATTAAAGAAGATGGGACTGAGCTTTCTCGTTCATTCCATCGTAAAGTATTGAATCCAGGTACTCTCGATGGTTCTGATAATCTAGTAAATACAAATATAAGTGGAGAATCTGCTGAAGTTCAAGGTATCTGCAATACAGTCTGGACTCAATCAGTAAAAGATGCATGGAAGGCTAAACTTATAGCAGATAAGCCTAGTTAAAGCGATGGGAGAGTCCCACCCTCTCCGTCTACCACGTTATTCTCTACCTCCGGCGCTGGAAATTCCAAGGGTAACTCTGGATCAACCGAAGGCACTAATTCCTTCGTACCGTCCATTAGTTGTTCCACCTTCCGATTTAAGAGCGCCTCAAGGAGTAAAGGCTTCAGGTGAGGCAGAGAAAAATACAGAGAAGAAAGAACAACCAAAGCAACCAGAAATTTCATTACCTAAAGAAGTTACTGAGTTCACTATACCTTTTACAGATTATCAAGTACCAGTCCCTAAACAGGAAATATTAGTAGCTGCTGGTACTACAGCTTCAGTATCTGTGGTAGCTACTCTTACAGCGACTGCAGTATTTAAAAGGAGTGTTCAAATTTTAAAGCCTCTGATTCAACAGGCTGTAAAAAGATTGAAGAAAAGTCGAGGTCAAGAGGTACCTTCGTGGTCACGGCAGAGATTGGAACAACGTCGGCGCAGATATGTTCAAGGGGACTCCCTGGGCGCAAAGTGAAGCCACGTTCTTGGAGAGAGGCACATTCCTTAATACGAACCAACTCATAATCAAGCCTCATCTTCTCTTCTTGACGCTTACCAATAGCTTTACATTGCTCAGTTATAGAACCATCAAGAGGAACCATAAAGTTTAACTGAACACCCCAATTCTCATTGATTGTGTAACCTTCAGGCTCCATAGTTTCATCAAGAGGTCTAACGTGATTACCCATATAAAATGGAGTGAAAGTCATGGTAGAACCGTTGCAAACAATGGAAGGTCCCAACTGCTGTCTCGACGGCGCTCCGTTGTTCTGGAATTGTACAGCTTGATTGGTTACATTTCCGGTGGCTGCCGCCTGCGGATTCGAGGTGTTACTAACTTTTGGCTCTTCTGCTAATACTGGTAAACAATTTATTGAGAGAATACTGATAAGGATGTAGTAGTAGATGTTTGCTCTATGGTTCTTTCTATATCGATTGTTTCTACTACCCCCGCTGCTCTGGTTGTTATCTCCAGAGTAAAGGGATCTCCAGCGGTTGTTATTGAAAAGCTTGTACCAGAAGCGTCTATTGCTGCACTGGGTGTAACATTTTCTCCAGTCCATTTAGTATAAGCACCTCCAAACACCTCTTGCTCTACCGTTTCTTCGATGTCGGTTGTAGTCACTGTAGTCGATTGCATCGATCCTTGAGTGAAAGCAGGCGTAATTGGATTTGCCCTTGCAGCAACTGGGCTTAGCAGGAGCAAAAGTAACAAACATTTTCTCATACTTTAGTTACCTTTTTGGTATCTACTCCTTCAATCTTAATTGGAGTTTCTATAATTATGTGCTGGGTAGCACCACTTACTTTATCTTTATGGTCCTTTTTCTTAGCTGTATCAATCCCAAAGGTAGCAAGTGCTGATGTGAAGACGAAAGTTATAAACGTAATATCGTTGTTCTGCTTATTATCCATCCCTGGTAGGGGTAAATAATTTAGACTAATGATAAATCCAGACCACACAACAACTCCAAGGCGTACAAATGTACCAAGGACTTGAAGTTGTTCCTCCTTATCCGCCATTCCGTCTTTTAGTTTCCCAACAAGACTTTTATTCTCTTCAGCCATGCCTTTTAAATCTGAGAAACAGAAAAAATACCTATATTCTAATAAGCCTAGCGTAGCTAAGAAATTTCAGAAAGATTCAAAGTCAAAACCGAGTACAATTAAAAGTGGATATAAGTCTAAAAATTATGGCTGAAGTAACTTCTGATGCAGGTAGACCACCTGGTGGTAAACGTAGAAAGGTTTCTGGTTCTCGTAATAGAGCTCAAGAAAGTAAAAGAGCTAAAGGTTATAGAACTGGTAGACACACAGTAGGTGGTTCTCAGCCTCAAGAAAAATCTAAAAAAGTAACTGTAGGTTCAGGAGCTAAAAATAGACTTAGAGGTGCTATAAGAGTTGCCTCAACACTTCTTAAAAAGGGTTCTGTAGCTGGATATATAGCTGGTGATCTTATTAATCCAAGGCCTTTAGCAGATGGTACTTTGAAGGCTTATCGCAGTAGGAGTAAAAAATGAGCGACAAGAAGCCAGGAGACGGAGCTTATAACAGAAGACGGCCTTTTAAAAGGCTGTCAGAAATGGATAAGATTAGATTATTAAATGCAGAAACACGACATTTACAGGCAGAAGATCAACGCACTACTAAAGAACTTAACGAAGCTGCTGACAGATTAAAAAGAGGTACAGACAAAGCTAACTCTCAAATTAGATCAAAAAACAAACTACTTAAATCGCTTAAGCAAGAAACAAATAGACTCTCGAAACTAAAAAAAGGATCAGGAGGAAGAGCTGGAATAGCTGGAGCTGTAGGTTACGCTCTTGCTGATAAGTACCTAACACCTCTAGCTAAAAAGGCTGGAGCAAAATTAGGTAACTGGATGAAGAGTAAAGTTAAACCTGGTACAACGCATCCAAAGAAAAAAGACTACGTTATGGGTAATAATGGTAATTGGGTGAAACGTACAGCCTACAAATCAAAAAAATGAGCGAAGATCGCGGTATCATTAAGGCTCCTCCAAAGAGGATAGCTGGTTCACCTTATGAACCATTTAAACCTAAACCCTGGCAAAAGAAACCCTTACCTAGTCCTGTAGACGATAAGGGTAAACTAAAGCCAGATACACCCAACAAACCTTCAAACAGATTCACGGTTTAAAACTATGTCTGAAATGGAATACCAGCGCCGTGAAGGCGAAAAGGAAAAAGAACGTAAAAGAAAGGTTCCCTGGGAGAACTACAAAAAAAGTAAAGAATGGGCTGATCAAAAGCGAAAAATCTTAGAACAAGAAAAATTCCAAAGAGAATCCGGCTGGAAGAAATAATCAGTGAAATTCTCCCTACGTGATGTAGCTACCTACTATTCAGGTCAGCTTCATCAGAAGGAGGCTCTTGACATGATTCAGATGTATATTCCTGAGTCAATCGAGGAGCGTTTCGCTGAGATTTGGTGTAGTGGCCCGAAGTGTGTAGTTCCGACTCACGTCTCTTGGCACGAGAAACTAAAGCTTCTTCTTGAAGCCGAAGCTGAGCTTCCCGAAAGGATGGATGTTGAGGCTGTATATCTTCTATTTGCGGAACTCCTAATTCAACAAAGTAGTAGTGCTGACCCTGAATATGCTTCTAAACTTTTAGATGTGATTGCTATGAAACGAGCGAAAAAGGAGTAATCTATCTAAGAACTCAATTTATTCCGATGGTTTTACTTGTTAAGCCTATTCTCTTTGCGTTTCTAAAATCTGATTCAGTTAAGCAACTGATTGTGGACTTACTTACGAAGCTTGTAGAGTCTACTGATAACACTATAGACGATGCAGCTGTAGAGTTAGTAAGAAAGAACCTCTTTCCAAAGAAATAATTATGGGTAAAGGACAAGGACCTCACTCCAATATCAAATTCTACCCTGACGCTAATAACCGTAAGGGTGGTTATATGCTAGATACTGGTGCTGGGAGACCAGGAACCGTGAGATTGAAACCTCAGTTTGATCTCAAAAAATCAGACAGAGGTATTACTAAAGCCCCTAAAAAACATTATGGCTAGAAGAAAATCAGTAGGAATGGCAACGGAGGATGAACTCCAAGGCCTACACAGGTTAGTAGCTACTAAATTAGTTGATCAGTTAAATTCTGATAACGTTAAAGCTTCTGATTTAGCTAACGCTATTAAGTTCCTTAAAGATCAAGGCATCACCCTTGATAAAAATGGTGATATGTCTGCTATAGGCGAGATGATTGAATCTCTCCCATCAATAGATATGTCCAAAGTTAAATCTTATATAAGTGCCTAATGCTAATCAAAAACAAATTATTAAGGAAGCGCTCAGTAGCTTTCCAGTTTTTGCTACTCATCTCTGGCACTTTCTAAGGCTTCCTAGTCCAACTCCTGTCCAGTACCAGTTAGCTGATTACTTACAGAATGGTCCTAACCGCAGAATTATCATGGCCTACCGAGGCTGTGGTAAAAGCTTCCTCACAGCAGGCTACGTGCTCTGGAGGCTGCGAAAGGACCCAGACACAAAGGTTTTGGTCATCTCAGCGGCTCAAGACCGTGCAGACGCTTTTAGCGTGTTCTGCCATGACCTACTTAGAAACTGGTTTATGGTGCAGGATCTATTTCCTAGCGATACTCAGAGGTTTTCTAAGGTCGCGTTCGATGTCTTTGGATCAAAGCCTGATCAAAGCCCTTCAGTGAGATCAAGTGGTATTTTCGGTCAGATCACTGGAAGCCGTGCAGATCTGATCGTAGCTGACGACGTAGAGACTCCTCAGAGCTGTGAAACACAACTCATACGAGATAAGCTCAGAGAATCTATTAAAGAATTTGACTCTGTTATCAAACCAGGCGGAGAGATCGTCTTTCTAGGGACCCCTCACACCCAGGACAGTATCTACGCCAAGCTAGAACTAGCTGGCTACACGCCTCGAATCTGGCCTGCTCTATATCCTACTGCTAAAAAGCTTAAAGATTATTACGGAGATAGATTAGCTCCAAGAGTAAAAAAAGATTTTGAAGAAGATACCAGTCTAGCTGGACATCCTACAGACCCAGAAAGATTTGGTTGGGAGGAACTAGAGGCTCGTAGGGAGTCGATAGGAAGGTCTACTTTTAACCTCCAGTTCCTTCTTGATATTAGCCTGTCTGATTCAGAGAAATACCCACTGAAACTCCAAGACTTGTGTGTATTTAGGCTTAACAGAACGATGGGTCCAGATAAGGTTGTTTGGAGTGCTAATGGTGATAAAGCTTTAGATTTACCATCCGTCGGTCTCCACGGAGATCTCTTTTACAAACCCGCCCAGATCGGATCTGAATTTGTTGAATACACTGGTGTAGTTCTTGCTATAGATCCCTCTGGAAAAGGTAGTGATGAGTTGGGATACGCTGTAGTCGCTTATCTCAATGGTAATCTCTTCCTTCTGGCTTGTGGAGGACTTAGGGGTGGTTACAGTGAAGTCAACCTCAAAAAGCTTACACTCATTGCCAAAGAGTACAAAGTTAAAGAAATACTTGTAGAAAGTAACCTTGGACTCGGTATGTTCAGTGAACTCCTTAAGCGTTACTTGGGGACTATATACCCTTGCACCGTTGAAGAGATCAGACATACAAAACAGAAAGAGCTCAGAATCATTGAGACTCTTGAGCCTGTCATGAACCAACACCGATTGATGGTTGATACGGACATAATCGGTCAAGATATTTCCACTACTGAGGTATATCCAAGTGAAACTAGATCTCAATATCAACTGTTCTGGCAGATGACCCGTATATCCAAAGAGAAAAATAGCATCCGTCATGATGACAGACTCGATGCTTTAGCTATGGCTGTTCAATATTTTACGGAGAATATGGCTCTCACAGAGAACAGAGCTATTAAAGCTAGGGAAGCACAACAATGGGAACTAGAAAGAAAGTTCATCCAAGGTGAAGGAGGTAGGAATATAGGTGTACTTGGCTACGCAAGGACCCTAGAAGACCTTCAGAAGGCTGAAAGTGCTATCGCTGGTGGTTGTAATTGGATCGAACCTTTCTAAGGGCTTATAGGGCCTCCTAGGGGTCACCTTTAGCAGTACATCAGTTTAACTGTATATACTGTATATAGTGCTCTTTAATCCTTTTTAACTGTTAAAACTGTTTTAAAAAGTCTTTTAATAGTACTAAAATTGAACTATAGACTGCTTAATCCGGTTAAGTATGAGAAATTATAGAAAGGAATACGACAATTACCAGGGTAAACCTGATCAGATTCGTAATAGAAGTAGAAGAAATAGTGCTAGACGTAAAGCTGTTAAGAACGGTTATGCAGTAAAAGGTAAAGATATTCACCATAAAGATGGTAATCCTCTTAATAATGACCTTAAAAACCTTGTAGCTATCTCTAAAAGTAGGAATAGATCAAGAAGATATGGCTGATTTCTTTACATACCTGTTGCTTATAGGAGTGTTTGTCTTTATATTCTGGGCTATTCGCTATTTAGAACTATGAATAAGCAAGATAAGAAGCTTATTAAGCTCAGTGTTAAGGCTCAAAGCTGTTTAAGCAGGGAAAAAGCTCAGAAAATCATTAAAAAGGCTGATAAAGCCCACCAAAAGGTTTTTGCTGCTAATTTTTGAGCACCAGTTAAGGAAAGAGGACACGCCGTTACCCCCTAAGGGGTCTTAATCCGAATATATAATCCTTAATGAGAATCAATAGCAATAAGAGATTTTCTAAATATTCCTCTGCTAATGAGAATCACTCTCAACTATTTATTTTTTTTTTATGTGAACGACCAAGGACACAACCTAGTCACAGCAAGGGTTTTATAATTTCTTAGTTATATTCCTTTACATCCCTTTCTATATCTGGAGAATTTGAGACAATGGATCATCAGCAATTAAATTCCTTTCACTTGCTGAGAACCTGGACAAATGAAGAACAAGTCTCTCAAGCTCGCTAAAGAGCTGATCAATTCTCTTGACTTTCAAGATTATCTTGATTGTGAGGTCTACGGTGACTGTCTAACTCATCTACTAGATTTATTAGTTGATGAAGGACTAGCCACTGAAGAGCTACAAGATCAGGTCTGCTCTTTAAGAGTTTAAGAATCTTTCTCAGAGGCTCTTAGCAGCCTCTCTGAAGGACTCTTTTAGAGTTCTTCGTCCTTTCACTCCGAACCTTGAAAACAATGGCATCTAAACCATTTAAAGAAATCAATCCATCAACTGGGAGAGTCTTTCGACTACAAGAGTTATGGGATTTAAGACAGCAAGATGTGCTTTCTTTAACTTCTGAAAATGAAGCACTAAGAAAGCAATGCCAAAAGCTGCTTAAAGACCGTGAAAATGTCACTGAAAAACTGTTGACTAGTCAGCAGTACATCAGAGATATAAAACTCAGATGGGCTATTCATCAAAAGGAAGCCTCTCAGGCTGTGATTGATGTGAAAGATCTGGGAGCAAATACCAGAAAGTTTATTGAACCTTCATTGGTACAATTTGCAAGCTGGTGTTCTAATACTTCCAGAGTTTTCAAGAGAGTTTAAGTAAGATTCTCTCTCAAAGATTGCGTCCTTAATTAACAATTAGGGGCGCTATTTTTCTGAGAGATTCTAATAGAATTTCTCGTCCTTTCACTTTCTTAAATAACAATGAAAGACTGCAATCCTGATGCTCACTTCTTAAACATTGAGAGGGAGTATTACAAAGAACTAGATGAACAGTATTCCTATGAAGTTGCTCTTCAGCAATGGATGAGGGGAGAATTAACTGACAAACCAGTTCAACCTTTTACCGTGTTTATCTGATGAATAAATCATCTGATCTAATAGCAGGGATAGAGATGATCTATTCACTTGCTAAGGAGAAGGACTGGTCATCTGATCAGCTCAATTCTCAAGTTCAATCATTCATTAATGATTGGAAAGATAGACGATCAAGTGATCTATCTAAAAGGCATTCATCTACAAAACATGGAGGAGACCTAGATGCTATCTGAACAAACAAGAAAGACAATTGACTCCATAGTCAAAGGTAGACCTTTCAAGTTATCACCTGAGTTTCAGGCCATTGATTCTTTATATTATTGGTCTGAAAATTATGAAGGAGTAACGCCGTTCACTTTCTATTTAGATCTAATCGGTTATAGCGACGCTGTTCTAGGTACATCTATGACTAATAACATGGATGTTTATTCCTTCTCTAATCTTTTAGGATATAAGGAGGTTTGCCTACTAGGTAAGGCTCTACTTGTCTTTAAAGAACATGGTTATGAGACTGTGTTTGATTACATTCAGTCTCTAACTGCTGGTGATATTTACCAACCAGGGGAGGAAGATTGAAAGATATTAATGAAATTATTTATTTCTTTTTACCTTTCATAATGCTCTTTCTTGCATATAGTTCTCAAGGTAATTAACAATTAAGCCTCGCAATTAGCGGGGCTTTTTTATTATCTACGAAAGAAATCTGTAGATTTATAATTAATATAATTAGGGTCTTTATAGATAATAAATAATAAATAACTAATAAACATTAAGCTACCAATGAGGATCAAAATATAAAACATATAAGAAAAGAATAAAGAGAATTAAACCAATAGCTAGTAAAGTAATCATAGATATTAATGAATAGTATTGGATATTAAGGAATAGTAGAGGGTAGTATCTTGAGAATGAGTCTCAATAGCAATAGTATTTATACTTATGCCAGTTGAATAATTGTCATAGGTATTTATACTATTGAGAATGATTCTCATTTTCAATTTCATTTGCAGGTTACCACCCTTTAAAATATTTGACACGCCTCACTAAAATCTAGAATGATAGTAGTAGAAGCACGGCTTAATGCCTTCCATGATGGCAAACCCAGAGGCTAAGAAGAAGTTCTATGGTCCACTTAAGCAAGTGGCACGTCAGTATATACCACTGCTTATGGCAAGACTCAAGATCCTTGAGACTAGATCACTCAACGCGATGGACTTCTTGGATGCAGAGTGTGATACAGAGCACGAGGTTGTGTGGGAGCTCGATGAGACTGAGCGTATTGCCTTAGTAGCGGAAGCGCAGACAGACCTGCACAAAGCAGTATTAGAGGCAGGAACGTGTCAAGCTTTGATCGGCGCATTTATTGAGTTAGTTCAAGAGGATTATACAAAGATACGTGATAGTAGTTGCTTCTTTGTCAATCAAAAGGGGGAACATATATCGCTGTATGAAGGGCAGAGGCCTGATGATAACCCACCAACAGAAAGACCCTCAGTTTCCTGAGGGCCTAACCGATAGGTGGTGATGTTTAGTGAACCTTGCGGTAGTACACAACACCACGGTAGACGAGTTTAGTCATTGGTCGAGCCTCTTAACTTCCTAACGCCCGTTCCATCGTTAGGTTGCCTGCGTCCCATAGGTAGAGCCAGTTATTGATGGCAGATAACTGCTTCAAGCTGGCTCTGGGATGAACGTACGCAGAGGCTATCAGATCTGGTAGTCGTTGCTACTAGTAGTATACCACTTACCAGTCTGGCACTAGAATTTATACTTAGCCCCAAGCTTTGATGAGTAAGTATTATCTACATCACCATCATTGGTTTGTAGAGCCAGCTCACCATAGATATCAAGCTTATCTGTAGCAGCTACGTTAATACCAGCCTTACCACTGAACTGAGTGTCGTTGTCAGTAGCACCATCATCGTTAATGAAAGCTGGTCCTCCTTGGACATAGTACCCAAAGTTATCTGTTCCAAGGTCTCCCTCATATCCGAGATGAAGGTCGGTTGTTGAGCCTGTAAAGTCAGAACCTGTGTTTGAGCCATTGTATTCTACGTTTGTATAAAAATCACCAGCAAGGGCAGGAGCTGATCCCACACCTAGCAGGGCAGCTAGAGCGATTGCAGTTTTCATAAATCTTTAAAAAGATAACCTTTGTAGTTTAGCCCCAATGAACAGTTCGCTTACGTTCGGTAGTCACTAAAACAGGTTGCTTTCGATTCTCTTCATCTTCATCATCCTCAGGAAAGGTAGGCCTCTTATTCTTAGGAGTATTAAGCAGTTTAACCTGTTCGTAGTGCATTTAATAGTACTGTTAAAGACCAGTTTAAATACTTTAAAACAGTTATATGGCTGTTTAAACACTTTTAAGAGACACTTCAGAAAGTGTCATAGAAAAGCTGTTCAAACTGATGTACTGCTATGTAGTTTTTAAAAGTCCTTTCAACAAGAAGTTATGGCTAACACTCAGCTTAAATTTGCTGGTGTACTTGAGGGTTGGGTTCCCAATTTCTGGGAAGAACCAACTTATAAGGGAGATCCTACTGATTTCCGTCTCAAGATCAGGGTAGATGAAGATGCTGCTGAAGAGCTTCGAGATATCTTGAGGCAAAACTATGATCAACTATGCGATTGGTATAGGAGAACATCTGGTAAGAAGCGCTTCTTTGATGAGCCTTGGATTGAGAATGAAGATGGCAGTCTTACTGTTCGAGTAACTGCTAAGCCAAAGTATGGAGAGTTTCCCTTTCCTGTTGTTGATGGAGCTCTTGAAGCTTTAGCAGAAGATCTACTCATTAGAGAAGGATCAACTGTAATGATCAGTACAAAGCTCATGCCTTACTCTCCTAAGAGTCCTCAAGGTGGTATGAGGATTAGACCTGTAGCTATGCAGATCCTTGAAGCTGTTACTGAAGCAGCAGCAGATAGTGGAGCTACTACAGATGTCAGTACTCTCTTCGAGAAGCATGACGGTTTCACTCAAAAGAAACCTAACGTCAAGAAGAAAACTACTAAGAAACCTGATATCGTTACTGACGACGACGCAGATTTCTAGTAGCTTATGGCCCGACGTTTTCATAAGTACGGTAAGCGTACTAAAGATGGATACAGATCTGGCTTTGAAGGTCAAGTAGCTCTAAACCTCAAGGACTGTGGAGTTGACTTTAAGTACGAACAACAAAAGTACGATTTAGTTATTCCACGAAGTTACACCCCAGACTTTGTTTTAAAGAATGGTCGTGTCATTGAGGTGAAGGGCTATTTTGATTCTGAAGACAGGAGACTCATCAGAGTATTTAAAGAACAACACCCTGATGTAGATATACGAATGTGCTTTCAGAATCCATACCAAAAGTTGAGTAAGACAGCCAAGATGACTTACGCAATGTGGTGTGATAAACATAATATTCCCTGGTGCCGTGGTCCCCACTTGCCTAAACGCTGGACTGATGTATAGTTCAGTTGGTAAGTGAAAGGGTTACCAAAAGCCTCCAGGGAGATCCCCACCTGGAGGTTTTTTAATGCCAACTATTCACACATCTTGTCCTTGGTGCGGTTCACGGGATAACCTTGCCATCTTTGAGGATGGCGGTGAGAAATGTTTTACTCCTGGCTGTAATTACCACGTTTATTCCTACTCCTTTCACAAGCCAATGAATCATTCCAATCAACCTGTTCAAGAGATTGAGACAATCTCAGGTGAGTATGTAGATCTACCTACTAGAGCTATTAAAGCTGAGGTATGTCAGAAAGCTACTTACTTTAAGGCTGAGCATGGTGGAGAGTCTGCTCACTTCTGCCCTATCTATAGCAATGACAGGGTGCTAACTGGTTACAAGATCAGGAAGAGAGGTAAGCAGTTCTTAATGCACGGCTCTAATCCTGATAAGACTTTCCTCTTCCAACATATGTGGGGTGGACACAACAAACTCTTAGTGGTTTTTGAGGGTGAATATGACGCACTTTCCTATATGCAAACAAGACCTGGCTGGCCAGCAGTGAGTCTGCCTAATGGCTGTGATTCAGGTAAGCCAACTACTAAAGCTCAGCTTCCTTATCTCTCTACCTTTGAGACTGTTATCTTCTGCTTTGATGATGACTCTCATGGACAGA